AGGTGGGGTTCGTCCCCCATGCTACCATCGCTAATGCTGGCGCGTCCCCTGATGGATTGATCCAGCACGATGGCCTAATCGAAATCAAATGTCCGCAAACGACAACGCATTTGGAAATCATGGCGGGCGGGAAGATCCCTGCCCGTTACATGTTCCAAATGTATTGGCAGATGGCCTGCACAGGCCGTGACTGGTGCATGTTCGTTTGTTTCGATCCGCGCCTGCCAGAACCAATGCAGCTGTACAATGAAGAGGTTCCGCGCGATGACAAAATCATCGCAGAACTAGAAGAAGAGGTGATCAAGTTCATTGAAGAGCTTAATCACAAAGTCATGGTAATCAAATCCAAGTATGGGGTGACTGACAATGTCTGACATTAAATATCCGAATTCCGGTTCACTGTTTGTGAACGACCGCAAAACAAAAGATACCCACCCTGACTATACGGGTTCCGGCAACTTTGAAGGCAAAGACGTTTGGATCAGCGGCTGGAAAAAGCAAACTAAAGCAGGGAAGACGTTCCTCTCCCTGTCATGGAAGGAAAAGGAAGCTGTCACTGGTGAAAAGCCTGCGGCTGCGGCTCCTGCTCTTGCTGATGACGAAGTGCCGTTTTGATTAACGAAAACATTCCCCTTTCAGAGCAGTATCGCACCACGGCTGAAGCTTGGGTCGATGCAGATAGCGCTGCCAGCCTTCTGGAAGAAACGAAGTCAGCTGTGCTTAACCGCATGATGCTGGACACGAAAGAGAAGGCGGTCAACCGCGCTGAAATGATCGTGAAAGCGTCTGATGATTGGCGCGATCACGTTACCAAGATTGTGGAGGCCCGTAAGCGGGCTTCCATCCTTCGCGTGCAAATGGAATACATCCGCATGAAGTTCAATGAATGGCAGTCACACGAAGCAACCCGTAGAGCGGAAATGAAATTATGAAAACGGATGAAATTGAAAAAGCTACACATGAAGAATATCAACAGGCCATGATCGAAATGGTCACAAAGATCCTGATGTGCGTTGATGGCCACGATGCTTTATTTGGCATGCAGGCTCTTATGGGCGCGCTGGCCAACATCGTGATCGATTCCGCGCCAGACAAAGAAGCAGCAACACGGGCTGTCATGGGGCTGTCCATCACTACAGTGCGCGCCATTGAACATGCTTTTGAATTACTGGCCGACGAAGAGCGCCTTGAAGGAGAAGAAGCTGCAACCCACGAAGTGCCGTTTAGAATGCAATGAAGCGCGTCCGTATCACCCCCAAAATGCGTATTGAAATTTTCACGCGCCATGAAGGTTACTGCCACATATGCAACTTCAAGGTACGTCCGGGGGAGGAGTGGGATGTCAGCCATGAAATCCCTCTTGAGGCTGGTGGTGCTGACGATGAGTCTAATTGGCTTGTTGCACATCGTCATTGCCATCGCATCCATACGGCCACTGTTGATGCCCCCCGTATCGCAAAAACAAAACGAATGCGGGCCAAGCATCTGGGTATTAAAACAGTTCGGTCTCCCTTGCCGGGAGGACGAAAGAGTAAATGGAAAAAGAAAATGGACGGCACCGTAGTTCGCAGGGATGAAGATGGGTAATACATACGAAGAATTTGCTGCAAGGCTAAAGGCATCGATACCCGGCGTTATGGCTATTACGGAGTGGCTATATCGCAACGGCTGGGCTGTCTCTTTGCCTGCGCTTGTGCTTCGTCCAAAAAATGCGCCATATCAGGATTATCAAGATCGTGGTGATCTATTTGCAACTAAAGATAATAAGGCTTGCCGCTTTGAAGTGAAATATTCACAGCGCGCAAACTTCACGGACTATCTGAACTATCCGTTTCCTGATTTTTTCATTGCTGATGCCGATGCAGTAGACCGCGCCAAGGGTGAAGTCGCTGCATACTTCTGGGTCAGTAACGATCTTACGCATGCAGCTTTTGTGCGTCAGGAGACAAACCAGCACTGGCAGAGAGTGGTGCGGTTTATGAAGAACACAAATAAGGAGCAGGCGATCTATGTTTGCCCCTTAGAACATGTCGAATTTGTACGCATAAAAGGAGAATAAAGTGCGCTTTCTTATCACAATGAATATGCCAAGCGCTAAAGGCTATTCAGTCCATCAGATTACGGTCGAACACGAATCCAAAAATATCAAAGAGTTCTGGAACTATCTGCAGGACAATGAATTCATCATGGCCAATCTGATGTACAAGATCCGCAACGATGACCTTTCCGAATATTGGGAAGATCGCGGCTCTTTGATCATTAACACGGCGCATGTTGGTAAGGTTCAGGAACTGATCGAATTCAAGGATGATCGATATGGGCATCAATGAAGAGCTAGAGACATACATCAAAGCCTTCCGCGTGACAGAAGGAACCCTCCTACCGCAGCTATTAGAACGCGCACAAAGCAAGATCGAAAAACTAGAGCAGGACGTTAAGGTGCTTCGATGGGCTTTGTATCAGGCCCGCGATGCCCTTAGCGGCCAAACAGTACAAGAAACTACAGCCCTGTCTCTATTGGACACAGCGCGACGCATCACGGAACCAGCAAATGATCGCTAATGTAAAAGCTTGGTACACAAACGCTCTTCGCGGTAAGAGCCTGACGTATCATATCGGCTATCTGGCGCGTGACCGTGAAACAAGGCCGCGTGACGCTACAGAAAAGGCCTACTATGAAGAGATTGGCGCTGTGGCCAATTACCTGTTTAAGCTAGCGGAAGAGGGGCGCGTTTCGCTGGTTCAGAAGAAAGTCGCGCCAATGCAATTTGAATATATCGCAACCAAAATTAGGTGACACATGGCTGAATTTATATGGGGTATCGTTTGTGGCGCGATTGGTACGCTTACAATCATCCTTGCGATGATAGCTTGGCAGATCATTGATGATCACCGCAAGGCGATTAGGGACGATCAGTCGTGATTACGGACTACGCTAAGAGAAGCCTGCTCTGGCGTCTTTATGGAACGCATCACTACCCGCAGCATATCGATAGCCACAGGTTTAACTTCGTCGTCCATCAAGGCGAACTTTTCTGCAAGGTAGGCAAAGGCGATGACCCGCTCTGCTACAAAGTCTGTAACCATTGGGAAATCATCAGGGCCTATGTCCACATCGTCGTAGGCGACATCATCAGACGGATCGTCATCATCATCGAACGAATCATCACGCATTTTCCAATTCCTTCCCTGTTTCGATCCAATCGTCGGTGATGGGATTCGGCGGCATGTCGAACGTGCCTTCAGTCGGCGGTTTTTCGCGGGCATAAGCACGGGAATAAAGGCGTTCAGCACGCTCTAAAAGACCACACATTTGAACATATCGCCCGGCCAAATCGGCGTAGGCAGCTGTCAGGTCGTAATTGTTATCACGGAGGACGGAAGTAGTGACCATTTTACGCAAATCTATAGACATAGGCAGACCCCTTCTTAGTGCGAACCATACGATCCTACGGGAGGCCACAGGGTTCGTCTACGCCTCTCTATGGCCCCATTCTGGGTGTAGGGTACAGCCATCGTTAACGGTTCAAGGGTGCTTGATGAAGGCCTCTCTAATCGGGCTTGCCTTAGCCCTCTTCATTATTCCCGTAGCGGCTTCACAGGAGGCCAATGGGCCCTCCCTACTATCAGAGTTATTCACCGCGCCAGAAGCCCGTCAGGGGCCGCTGGAGACCGTTTCTAAGCTATATCCTAACCAGCCCCCAGAGCAGCAAAGGGTGGCGGTTCTTGTCGCCCAGAGAGCCAAGGCGACCCTAGGCAAAGAGTGGCAGGAGACTGCCGTAAAGATTGCTTTCAAAGAGAGCCGGTTTAACTGCAAGGCCACAGGCCCTCTGGCTAAAGGCTCCCGCGCCATGGGCGTGATGCAGGTCATGCCCGGCACAGCCCGTGGGATGGGCTTCAACCCCCGCCACCTGCACGATTGCACATATGGAATTGACGCAGGTTTGGAACACATGCGACGGTGCGCATCAGCTGGCGCGACCACCGAAAAACAGATGATTCGATGCCATCAAACAGGTTGGGTTCAAAAAAAGAACCCGGCCACAAAGGACCGGGTTAGTAAGGGAGTATCGAACAAGGCCAACTGACCGGGTTGTTTAGTCAGTCAAGCAATGGAGATTATGATGTGGACGGATGACGAAGACAAGCTTTTAATTCAGCTATGGGCCGAAGGAAAACCCAGCACCTACATAGCCCCCGCGATGGGCAAATCCCGTGGTGCAATCATGGGTCGCATTAGCCGTCTAAGAGAGGCGGGTGTTGATCTTAAGGCACGCCCACGGCCTCTACGGAAGCAACGTGTCTATGTGCCTAATCCTAAACCAAAGCCCAAGCCAAAGGTCTTGGAACTTGCTGCAGTGGCGCGACCAATGCCACAACCAGTTTCACCGTTCATCCCCGCGCCAGAAATAGAATACGGCGAACCATGCGATATCTTAGGCCTGCGTTTCTTTTCATGCCGTTACATCGTGAAAGAAAAGCCTACGCTTTACTGCAATCAAATGGTGCATAAACACTCTTACTGCGAAACACACTTCCAACTTTGCTACCAGCAAGGCACCAATGTACCTCTTACAGCTAAACCCCGCCCTGCCTATCGAAACGCCTAAAGGAAAAGCTTTGGCCCATGTCTTAATTGACTATGGGCCAGAGCATGATCTTTTGTGGGTCTGCTTTCAGGACAATGGCGAATGCTGGACATGGAATAATAAAGAAATCCGTGCCCAGACTAATATCACTATGGGCCGACTTTCGCCTCCAAAGCCTTGACGCGCGCATCAAGTTCTTTCACCGCGTTAATAAGAGTGAAAACAAGAGCCGAAGAATCAAGCTGGTAGACTTCTGTGGTCTGTCCAGTATTTGGGTCTTTGTATGGGCGCGTCGTAATAATTTCTGGAACAGCGCTATTTAAAACGTCCTGCGCAATAAGACCTGTGCGCGTTACGTTATCATTTGGCGTTCCATATGCGCCATTATATTTAAAATCTACTGGCGACAACGTGTTGATTGCATCAGTAGACTTTGTATATGGCGTCACATCTTTCTTTGTGCGCGCATCAGAATAAATAGTGAAGTTAGCTTGCAGCGCATAGGGAACCGCGCCAGAACCAATGACAAGAAGATTTTTATAAACACTAAAGTTTGTGTTATCCCCCGAAAACACACCAATGTTTCCAACAGCTGCTCCAATAGACGGCGGAGTAGCGCTGCTGTTATAAATAATATAGTTTGAACTACTCCCAAAAAATATTTGGCTAGAAGAAATAGTTGGCGCAGATAATGTCGGATTTGTTGCAAAAACTACTGCTCCAGTTCCGGTCGTGGATGTTGTACCTGTTCCGCCATTCGTAGTTCCAAGAACACTGGTCCCAACATCCGTTGCTGATGCAAGATTTATCGTTGCAACACTAGTGAAGGCAGCTGTCGTCCCCGGTGTTTTTAAAAATCCTGCTGTAGCAAATCCTGCTCCACCAACACCAGTTCCACCATTCGCAACACCAAGCGTGCCACCAAGAACTGTTGACGTATTTGTTGAATTAAGTGTTGATGGAGTAAAAGTTAATCCAGTAGTGCCGGAAAAACTTATACTTGAAAGACCGCCACCGCCTCCAGATGCTGTTGAATCAATGGTAATTGTTCCATCACCATTGGTAATTGTAATATTCGTACCAGCAGTAAGCGTGGTTTTTGCTAGCGTGCCATCTGCTTTTCCAATTAAAAGTTGGCCACTAGAATACCCGCCTGCATATCCTGTTCCACCAATCGCCGCTGTAACAGGCGATGTCACGGCTAATGAATTGCCTGTCAGCGTAAGGCCGGTGCCTGCTGTAATTCTGGAATCATCAGCAAACTTAATGTCAGTCCCGTCTGAATAGACAAGCGCTTTTTTGCCTGTTGGAATTGCAACACCAACACTACCAGCTGCTTCCGTAACAATATTTTGGGTTGCGTTTGATTGATTATCAACAATCCACATACCACCAACAGCTGTGGTTGCGCTTAAATATTTAAAAGGAATAATTATATATCGTGAAGCACTTGGGTAGCCAGTTAAAACAATACGCTGGTTCTGCGCTTCATCAATTGTTAATGTGATGTCTGTCGCGCCAACAGTAAAAGACGCTGCGCTGCCAAGAGCCTTATCAATAATGTCCCAGTCCTGATTGACAGGAACATCCCATGTATTTGGGTATTCGCCGTTAGCTGGCTTATTAAGCTTCTTGTTGTCGGTATATGTAACCACGGGTTACTCCTTAGATGTTCTTTTTAGCCACAGCCAGCGCCTTAACGACCGTTTCGTCTGGCGCGTCTAATATCTCTTCAGTCGTCTTCTGGTGATACTTATGGGCCTTCTCTGCAGCTGCCACAAGGCGCTGCGCGATAGACCCAGTCACCTTACCACCAGTGGCGCGCTGTTCACGCTCTTCTGGTGGTATTTCATCCATCCCCGTCAATACACCTGCTTGATATCCAAGCCCTTTAGTAAATTGCGGCACACCGCCATATACGCGCTCCCCTAAAGAGCCTACTTGGCCAGTTCTATAAGCGATATTTCCACCAATCCGTGGCGAACCTAAAACAACGCCAGCAGCTAATTCAGGATGCATTGCAACACCTGCTAAACCACCGCTAGTCAAAACACTGCCTAACCACCCACGCCAACCTTGGGGATAAATAGCATTTAACTCTTGCCCAGCAAGCATGTACGGAATGTCAGGATCATATTTAGCCAATTCAGCAATTAATGTTTTTTTGTACGGGCTTTCAGGCGAAGATAGCAACTTTCTTAATTTTGCAGTTGATGTTCTCCCGCTAGCTAAATCAGCCCTAAAACTTTTAACCAAATCTTGTGCTTGCCGCCATTCTTCGGTCATTTTAGCGTAATTAGGATCTGCCTCTTTTAGCGTATCAAGAGCCGCTTTTCGCAAATTATCAACAATTCTAAATTCTTTACTTCCCGGCAAAAGATTATTTTCTTGCGTAAAATCCTGTAAAGATTTTTTTAACGTGTCAAAACGCTCTAAATCATGGGATACATTTGGCTTATTTTTCCAATTATCTAAAAGAGCATTGATGCGCGCAAATGTTTGAATTTTGCTTGAAGATGGATCAAATGCTTCCCCTTTGGGAAAGGCAATGTTTTGGGATTCCTTAAGCGCTGTATCAATTTTATCATATTTAAGAGGTTGACCCTTGTTTAATTTTTCATAATTTTCAATGTATTTTTGACTTGCTGTTTTAGCAGCTGAATTTGTCGCAGTATCGACGGCTTCAACAAGTTCCCCCCCAACAGATGGCCCATTAGACATATGCCGGACAAATGCTTTATTTCCTGTCAACCCAGCTTGCGTTGCCGTATCAAATGAACTCATAGGCCTCCCACTTTGAAGCCATAAACCAAAATTAACAGGCTTTGATACTATTTGGGCGGTTAAGGTTGGCGCTTTTAAAGCAAGACCAATTGGGTCAGTGGCGCGGCCTACTGCTTGTACCGCTTCACCAGTCTTCCCAAGAATTCCCGGCAATCTTGCCAAACCTGCGCCGCCCAGTGAAGCAACGCTAGACACATCAGCCGCAGCAAGAAAAGGATTTTCCGCAACAGTTCTTTGAATGCGTGGCCATGAACCATAACGTTCTTTTTGAAGTTCCCAAAATGCATCTGCAACTGCTTCATCCTCTGCTTTTTGTTCTGGTGATTGTTGCATTCCAACAGCACCAGCTACTTTTGAAACAACCCCTTTACCAAGACCTTTAATGCCCTCCCACGTTTCCGCAGGGTTCATAAACGGTTCAACAAAAGTTTTTCCGGCTTCATAAGCTTTCTTGGGCAGATCTTTTACAATCTCTGAACCCCATTCGCTAAGCGGCATTTCCTTTGGTTCTTGACGGCCAACAGTCAGTGTAGGAAGGGCCTGTTGTTGATCTGTTTCTGTTTCAGCTTGCTGTGGCGCGCCAGAAGGTTGTGGCGGTGGTGCGCCAAGTTTTGGCTGTTCACCACGTAACAAAGCATCCATTCGGGATGCAAATGGATTTTCAGAAAACTTTTGTTCTTGATTTGTGGTTTCCGAAGAATTACCACCAACCAATGTTTGCATTCGTTGTGAATAATCCATCACTGCCCCACAAAAAAGTCAGACATACCCGTATGGTATTTTAGTTTACGGCTTTGCGCATACTGTTTGAAGAACTTTTCCATCTCTTCTGGAGGTACCTGATTTGACAAAAATCCTTTTGCCAAAACTGGATCTTCAAGCATTAATTTTTTAACCAACGAAACAGAATCTAAATATTTCTGTTTATTTAAGCGTTCAAACTCTGCATAGACGTTAGCAGGATTGCTGTTTGAATCGCGATCATATTTTTGTGCAAACTGCTGCCTATGCTGATCCTTTTTGTTAAACACAAGAAGTTCAGATGTCAGTTGTGCTTGGGTATCTTTTGTAAGTTCTGGTTCTGGCATAACAGAAGCCATTCTTTGCATTGCACCAAGGGTATCTTGACCATAACCCTGCGCCGCTGCAGCTGCCAAAAATTCCGCATATTTTTGCGCTTTTTGCTTAATGTCAGCTGGCTTTGTAAAATCAATTGGAAGGCCAAAGCGCGCTGGCCATGTTCCAAGTACGGCAGATGCGGATGCAATTTTTCCAAAACCCGGACCGGTTGAAGATATCCCAGTCTGGGAAAGCGAATCCATGATGTTTTGCGCCATTTCATTAATTACTGGTGCAATTCCGTAGGATTGTTGCGCACCATTATTAATTTTTTTCCGGTTTTCTCTTCCTTGCTCTGCAAACGATTGGCCGCCGGGAGACTGCGTTTGTTTAAAGTCTTCTCTGGCGCGTTGCACAGAACTATCATCGTATGTGACAAACGGTGATATCGGTATATTTGCACTTTTTGCAGGCTTTATTTGTCCCGGCTGGCCTTGTGCTGATTGACCACCAACAACTGTTGTTGTTCCAGCCCCTGCAGAACCAGCTTCAGTACCCGCCTGCCCAGCGGTAGCTGCACCTGCGCCTGTATCAGCTGTTCCAGTATATGCAGCTGGTTTTGCAGATGCCTGCCCCGTTTTACGGGCATAAATTTTACGCGCCAATTCAGCCCCAGATTCACCCCCAACAAGAGGCTCTTGCGTCTCCATCCAATCGGCCAAATCTTTAGTGCCACCCTTAGCAAGATAAACAATAAAATATCCGGGTGTAATTTCTTGAATAGACATATTGCGCGATTGGGCTAGACCCAATTGTTCACGCGATTGCGATTCAGCAATTTCTTGTTGTCCTTTTTCAGCCATCATGTCGGCTGCGGCAGCTGCCCCCAATCCTTCAAGAATTGCTGGAACAGCAAAACGGCTCTTGGACTGTGCCATGCCAGCAAGGCCAGCAAACAATGGGCGAACAAATTGGCGATCAGTAAGATAGTCTGACCATCCCTTAAATGGCGCGCCAGTGCGGTAATTAGTCGGAAGAAGGCCAGCAAGCGTTCCTTTTTCTTCTTCTCCATTGACTGTATTTACGCGCTTTCCGCTTTCATCAATATATGATTCAGCTGGAGCTACAGAGCGGCGAACATTTGCTGGCGCTCCTTCAAATGGGCGTGCTTCAATTCCTCTATGCGATGCCTTAACTTCGTCAAGAGAATGGAACCGTGTTCCACCTAGATCTAGACCGCCTACACGACCCCATTCAGGTGCCTGACGCTTAAGAGCGTACTGTGATATTGGACCCCAAAAATTCTGAACATTTTCAAAACGTGGGTCCATATTGCCGGATTGAATATCTTCAAACGCAGCTTTTGCTTGCTGATAACGCGGATCATCAGGTTTAATCCGCATCGGGTTGTTGTTTTCTGTTTGCCAAGGTTCAAATTGATTTGGCGCTAAAACAACATTTTTATAACTGTCACCATACTTTCCAGATTGCAAACGGTTATGGATCACATGCGCAATCCCGCGCGTTTCATCTGGATCACCAGTTGTTTCAGCTGCAGCTGTTCTGATTGCGTAATCGATGTCTTGCATATCGGGATCAACGCGACCGCGCGTTTGATATGCTGGGCGGATACCACCGCCATATTCCCGTGTGGCGCGTTCATAATCTAAATGAAGGAAACCATCATCATCACGATAAACAGACGATGGATCACCATATTTAGATACGTTCTGTGCAGATAGTCCAATTTGGGTTGGCCCATTACCAATACGATATTTATAGACTGGTTGGCCGTTGTCTAATTCACCAACCCGTTTCATGCCCGTTTTAAAACGTTCATCGGATGGAAGAAGAGATGCAAGAGCAGTAAGACCTTTTATTGCGGTACCTGCCATTCCTATGGCGTTTGCCAAACCTGACCCAGATCCAGAACCGCTTTTCCCTCCACCAGCTTCATCAAGAGTATCAAACTTGTGTCCGCTTTCTGCTTCATTAACAGCTTCTGGACCATATTTATCTTCTGTTTGATAAGGAAGAATACCTTCATTCAAGGCAGATACGCCGCCTCTTGCCATAAATTGTGGTGCAACGCCGCCGCCATAAGCGCGGTTTTGATACCAATCAATAAATTTATCGTAAAAAGACTTTTCATCTGGAGAAACAGAAGATGCTTTTGTTTGTTCTAGTTTTTGTTGTTGTGGTGGCTCTGACGAAGTTGAAGTATTTTGGCCCGATTTAGAACCCTGCTTGTCGTCGTTACTTCCTGTAAGACCTTTGTATATGCGCGCTGGCATACCCTTAGATGTTGCAAGACCCTTTTCACCAAACAGCTTATCAAGCCCACCTTCTACAGTTTTGTATGCAGAAGCTGCTTGCGATAGTCCACTTTCTTGTTGGCGTGGGGGAGAGCTTGGCGCTCTTAACTGCATAATTGGTGGAGTTTGCTGCGGAACAATACCTGCTTGCCCCGGCAAATTTTTTGCAGATTTTGCATATGAAGCTACGTTCCCATGCGGTGTGTCAGCTAAACCAATAAAATTAAGGTATTGTTTAAAAATATCATCGCTGACGCTTGCGCTACCAGAAGGTACTGAACTTCCTAAAGCAAAACCTTCACGGGCACGGTGCGGGAGAACACCCCCACCTTCACTGGCGCGGTTTACAATCTTGTCGTAATCAACCGAATCAATTCCGCCAACACGATGGACAGCATCAGGATGCTTTTCCCGCGCTTCATCGGCCATAACACCAATACGCTGCTGGTCATCACCGCCCTTGTACTTAAAGCTATAGATCGGAAGACCATCGTGGGTTTCACCAATTTCTTTAATATCTTTCTTAAGGCGGCGGTCAGACATCCAGTTATTCGGTGACGTTGTCGTTGTAGTTGAACCAGACAACGCGCCAGTACCCATAGCAATGTTTGCCAAGAACTGCGCGATCTGGAACGGATAACCACGCTCTTGCAAAAATTCGTTGTATTTAGCGGTGTCTTGCGCTTGCTGCGTTTGTTGCTGCAGTGTTCCAGCACCAATCTGTGCCTGCGCGCCCTGCAATGCTGCGGCCTGCGCTCCTGTTCCAAGGCCAGCAAGGCCGGAAGCATATTGCGACCCCATGCCAAAAAGACCCTGCGCGGCCTGCTGCATTAAATTGGCCTGTTGCGCAGACATGCCAAATTGATTTTGGGCAATTCCAGCTTGTGCTTGTGCAGCCCCCAGACCCTGACTATAAAGTTGTTGGCCAAGAGCAGATAGAGCCTGACCTTGCGACAAATTTTGGCCGAATAAAGCTTGACCTAAATTTCCGTATTGCTGTGATGCGGCAAGGTTTTGCCCAAAACGTTGTTGCGCAAGATTGGCTGCGGCCTGTTGGCCAAATTGCTGGGCCTGACGATTAGCCTGCTCTGCAGCAAGGTTAACGCCCTGCTGCTGCTGGAACATGCCAGCGGCCTGACCATATCCCTGCTGCAACAAATTGCCTAAAGTTGCTTGGTTGGCCAGCGTCTGTTGGCGCGCAAGGTTTGCCTGTGAAATTCCGGCACGATCACCACCAAACGCGCCAGCGCCAATAGCCTGCGAATTAAGAGCCGAACGCTGCGCTGCCGATTCTTGCTGCTGAAGGGCCTGCTGCGCCTCCACTACATTCTTCATGTAGGGAGACATGTACTTGTTAATCTGGGCCTGACTAAACTCTTGCGGGTTAATTGCTTGCGTAGAACCTTCAAGAAACTTTTGCGATTGCGCAAGTAAAGGATCTGCAGCCGCAAGGCCGCTACCAACATATGCCCCTGCTTGGTTCATATATGGCTGGGCAGAGGTCCCGGCTTGATTGATAAATCGTGTTGCGTCCGTCCCATACTGCGAACCAATGTTAACAGCATTAGAAATGCCGCCAAGAGCAGTTCCATAAAGTTGGTTTGCTTGGCTTGCACCACCCGCAACTGTGTTAATAGACTGCCCATAGTATGGATTTGCCTGCCCATAAGCATTTGTTAGAGCGCCAGATGCCTGATTGAAATATGGTTGAGCCATATTGGCAGCTTGATTAATGCCGCTAATGCCTGCCATCTGTTGTTGGTTGATGGGGGCTACAAATTGGCCCGTGTATCGCTGGAATGGCTGTTTGGCGACATCTTCTGCCCGCGCGTTGACCGCATTATATCGCGCCAGAACCTCTGGTGGGATCGTGGTCGATTGGGTGGTTGTAGATGATCCGCCGCACATTAATTTTTATCCTTCCTGCACTTGTGGATGCAGATTGTAGAGAAATACCGCCCCCTGCGGCTTGCCAAACTGCCTTTCGTAAAGGCGAACCTTAGCTTCGGTTCTAATGCTTGACATGACACCAATCAGCAAAGGCACACCCAGCGATTCAGCAACGCTTTTGGAGAATTCAACAAGCTTGCGCGCACGACCGCCTTTAGCGTTCCTGAACTCTGGCTTGATAAAAACGCAGCGTTCTTCAAGTACATCTTGATTTGAATACCACATTTTACCCATTCTTAAAAGGACACCGCCCTCTACAGGACCGCCGGGCTTTTGAATAATACCAACAATACCAGCCTGTTGATTTAAGGCTGGCCAAACGTCTTCAAGAACTTTTCGTGGGTCTGGATGTACAAGGCCAATTTCGGCAATCGCTGACTGCGCTGCGTCCATCACTTCATCCAGATCATCCGGCGTTCCAATCCGGATTTGCAGATCTTCTGTCATGTAGTCCCCCTTCGTTAATCACGCTTTGGACCGGGGAGCTTTTGCAGGGTCTTGATTGTCTTGGCGCGCATCGCCTTAACAAATAGATCAAGCTCCTGATGCCCCCTGTCTAAGTCTCCTTCGCCAATACGACGAACATCGCCCGGCGAAATTACATACTCCCCACCAGCCGCAACGATGGGTACAGCATCTTCAATAGTGCCACCCCTTGCTTTGCCGGGGATGCCTAATTCGGCATCCATACCGGGTGTGCTACCCTTCGTCGGGATAGCCTGCATACCGGGCGCGCCAGTCATTCCGGGGATACGGCTAAAGATTGTATTGGCCACCTTAAACCCAGCCATCGTATTGCCTTCCCCCATGGCCGAAATGATATCGGCAGGGATCACATAGGACCCTGAAGGAACATGCATAGGCAGATGGTCTGTACGGCCTGCTACGGGGCTGTGGATGGGCCCTACGTGGACCTTGGTAGTAGTGCCCGTTCCACCGCCAAAGAAGGGCGCTGCGCCGCCTTCTGCAAGGGTTGCAGGAGAGCCGCCTTCGCTGCCGGGGTTATTACCAGAACCGCCGCCATAATCAGAGCCATTGACGCCACCGGCTGTGCCACTGGCATCGGACCCTCCAAAATTGGAACCGCCGCCGCCCCCGTCCCCACCACCACCACCGCCGCCCAAATTTTCAGCCATTTTTTGCATGATTGGTGATGCGGTTGTGCCTGCCTGTGCTTCACCATCAGGTGCTTTTTCTGACTTCCCATCGCCTGCCGCTACAGGCTTGCCAGAAAGGGTTGAAAGCAACTGTGCATTGTAAACGGTTGGATTGACAACAGGCGTTAGTTCCCCACCTACGGCTTTATTGGACCGACGCGCCACATCAAGAGCAATAGCAACCGCTTGTTTTTGCGGCTTACCCGAATGAACAAGTTCGCGGATGTTTGTCGATACGGTCTTCTGTGAAGAACCCTTTTTAAGAGGCATAGATCACCCGCTTGAATACGTTACATTGATTGACTGTCCGGCACCCGGATCGATCACAAGACCATTGGTAAACACTTGTCCGCAAGGATAGACACCAACAGCTGCAGATGGCGTAGCGCACAAAGCATTTGATGCCGTAATGCCGCCTGTCGTAGACGCATTATGAATAAATCCGTCTGCTGATCCATTGACCACAACGGAAACATTTACAAGGCGACCAGCCCCAACAAATACAAGAGTTGTTGATGTAACTGTAGCGGAAGTGACAGTACCTGCCGAACCAAGCGTAATGTTGTTCAGCGCATTAATAGCAACAACGCCGTTTTTCTGTGTTGTTAAGATGTCATCTAAACTAGCCATTAGAATTTCCCATCCGGCTGCCAGCGATAACGCATGTTTCCAAGACGCCAAAAAGTTCCAACATCATTGCTTTCAATCTTTATACTTACTAAACGACCACGAAGCCGTGGTGTCACATATTCTGTTGCTTCAGTCAAAGTGAACGGCCCATACGCAATAGGTGTGTCACCGGCATATTGTGTCACATAAAATGTCAAAAGTAGGTTTGCGTTCTGTACCCCGCCATAATAACCCCACTTTGCATCTGGCCAGAATTGGTCAACAAAGGTTAGCACATCACCATCATTTAACTGGAAATAGCCGGTCTGGAAGAAAGAGTTCATAGCCTGACCGTCAGCATCGGTTGATGTTTCATGCTGCACAATAATGTTATCAGGTGTCGCGCCAATTGGAGGGCCAAACACGGATTGGTTAATCCACGCTGTTCTACCAATCGCGCCGAAGTCCCACTGGTTCATGTAAACGTTGTATTTTGCGTAATGACTAACTTCACCGCCATTACCAACAGTTGGATAGTACCAAGTTACTTCTCCAAAGCGGGAATTTGGAGCGATACGGATCTTATCAAGATTATTTGTGTCAAGATCTTGGAAGATAACATCCCAAATTGGGCAAGGTATTGGCTCTACGCCGCCACCAGCAAGGCGGAAGAATTGCGATTGCGACATCCAATAAACCACGCCGTTCATGGAAGTTGAAGCTTTTGGCGCTATTAGTCCGCAACCAGTTCCAATTTCGTTAAACGAATAAACGTAGGGAGGCCCAATGTACTGCATGGCCCATATAGCAAGATCCGTCCAAACAAGGCCTTGTTGCGGGCCTTGAATGCATCCGACAACCTTTGAACCTTTTGGAATTCTATATGAACCTGCTTGATTAGTTACAGTTCCAGCCCAAACATTAAAATCGCCAACATCTGTCCAGCGAATTAAAAGTGGGTCAATAATTCCATTAAACGTTGATCCCCAAGCAACAATTTGGCGTTGCGGCATAGAGACAAACATACCACGATTAACTGGTGGCGCTGTTGGGATGATTGTAGCAACAGGCGTCCCAGCATCTGGCTGATAATAATATATCCCACCGCCTGTAAGATAATCATCTGGCTGGCCGGGATCAGTGCTAACGTTATTGGGGCAAGAAATCAGGAATTCGCCCCAATTATCCAACGTCCAATCAGTGCATGTTAGGGTCGGAATTTGATTAAGGGTAATAAGGCCAGCAACAGTTTGTGCGCCCGTTGTCGCATTAAGGTATGAAATAGTATTTGACGCAACCAGACCACCAGACACATAAGCTGTTGTTGTAGCGGATGAAAACTCAACTGTTGTTGTTGTTGAATTAGTAACTGTCCAAGTGCCGTTATATGCAGCAGGGTTTACCCCCGACAATGTAAAGACAGTTCCAACTTCAATTGCAGAACTTCCGCTATGTGTAACTGTTACAGTTGACCCACTTCCAACAACGTTAGTTACGTAAAATAAGTTTGAAGTAGATCCTGTAATTGCGACTGGCGCGCCCGTGTTATACCCCGCTGGCGTAACACCGGAAACTGTTAATGTTGTGCCTGCGGATAGTTTTGTATTTGTGCTATGGCTAATTGTTGCCGTTGTGCCATCGCCTTTAGCACCAATTGTAACCATTTGTCTAAATGCCGTTGGCGGGATACCCGTTCCGTATCCGTTTTCTCCATATCCACCAATCCCATATCCAGAACCGGCAGGTAAAGGGCCAACACCATTATAATATGTAAAACGGGCAAGACCGTTATTTAGCGCAAGTGTTTGGGTTGAAGAGGCCGTATTACTTGCATTAATAATAAACTGATTAGCTGTCGTTACATCCGCAATAACGTAATTTCCAAAAAGGGAAATGCCACCAATGTCAATTGGGACTAAAAGTGTAAACGTATCACCTTCTGAATATAAATGATCCGTAAAATCTACAGTGACCTGTGCCGATCCTGATGCCGTTGTAAAAGACGGTATGTTGCCGCTGTTAGAAACGGTTGATGTAGCCTGTTGTTCGTATCCAAGAACATCTCTGGCAACAATTGAATACGTGCCGGAACTTAGCGAAGAGCATTGATAAAGGCCCTGTAAGCGTAAGCCGCCAATAGTAACTTGTGTGCTAATCCATACAGCATCGTAGTTATCAATATTACTATTGGTATCTGTAATAGTTACAACGGCACTTCCAGCAGTTGTCGAAAAATCAACTGGTGGATTTACAACATAATATTGTGGCGTAATTGTCCTAAGAGAACCTTCACTAATTGTGTTAAGGCTCTCTTCCGCCCCAACACCAAGGTAGCTGATGTCATTAAGCGTTTGCCACGCCCACAAGCACCTTACTTTAGATGTCATGGGGCTACTGTAGAACCGTGTCCATCCGCCAAGCTTTTGAACAAGGCCTAAACCATTTCGATCAGGAACAAAACGGACAAGGTTTGTGGAAGAAATTGCAGCTTCATTCAAAGCGGGCGTTTTGTTTTGGTCTACACCCGGAACTAGCTTAAGTGATGCGTGTGGCATTTACTTCACCGTGTTGGCGTTGCAACAACAGGAAGAGACATAGAAGACCAAGCAGAAGATTGAAATTTCTTCCGCATTTCTTCCATCGTCGCGCCAGTCATAAGCGTTTTATATTGGCTTTCGTATGATTGCGCCATTGCTGGGTCATCAGACTGACGGCCAAAGTTGCGCTGGTAACCAGACACAAATATCATAGATGCCATCAAAAACAGATCCGGCAAATACAAGCTAATAAAAGTTGTTGTATTTGTTGCTGAAAGGCTATCTGGGCGAATTGTGCCAACTATTTCCACTGTATATGTGTTGTCAGGCCAAGGACCAACAATCATTTTGTTTTGATCAATCATGGCAAAGTAAGCAGGAGGGGCTAAACCAGCAGCGCTTGGGTATACGTTGTTAAGGTATTCTTTTGTTGTTGGCAGCAGCGGTTGGCGTGTACCCGAATCTGGAGTCGGCGTATTTGCTGGCAAAATTAAATTAACATCTTGAATAGTTACAAAAGCACTTGCCGGTACGTTAATGTTTCTATTAGCTACAGAAACAGAATATGTTGAATTTACAGATACTGTAGATAGAAAATCCAAGTCCCGATATATGCGGTTTTCAGCATACGTAATAGCTTGCGGGATTAGGATCGTGAACGGATCAGTAGGGTCTGATAAGTTAAGCTTAACAACAGCCAAATTGGCCAGCTGCTCTACGTAGCTGTTTGTCCCTGCGACCGACCCATTATATGATAACCCTGTTGTCACGATTTATCCCTTTCGATAGGCTTATTTTAGCATCTATTTGCGTTTGCCGCACCACCCGTCCCTACGGGCGTTATTAACCTTCACTTCCCTGATTGTTTGGTCCGTATCCTTTAAGGACCATGAAATAGGCATCCATACTTCGCAGACAGCTGTATTAGTCGCGGTTGTAGCCATCGGGCTTGCGCAGCCCGCCATCAGTAGTATCAACGGAATTACCAGCGCGAATCGCATCTTGTGTCCTCTTTAGAACGTCAGCTGTGCCTTTGATAATGACATCAGACGCGCCATCTGATCGAATTTTCCAGTACATCCCGCCGCCAATGACAAGTACAGCAAGGGCTATAGCGATGTACTTTCCAAGTGGCGTGAACAGGAATGGAGGTATCATACACCGTCCTCTTGCAGGCGCTTGCGACGCCAATACCAGATCGCCAAACCTGCGATAACGATAAAGAGCGGCAGCAAAAAGCCCGGCGACATAAGCATATTAACAAGACTGCCGACGCTATCACCAGCTTGCTTAATCGTATCGACAGCGTCCTTAGCAGCCGTAACACCACCCAAGCCAGCCGTGATAAGGGCTGCATTGCCCTCTTTAGACTGCGCCATTGTTTTAGCAGGCTTTGGGAGGTCCGGTTCAACACGGGCGTCATCCCCAATAGAACTTGTTTCATCTACACCGCGCCAAAGGGCGGCTTCTGCACGCCGTCTGCGAACCAAGCCCGGAAGCTCTTTGCCGCCCGCCTTAGTCCACTTCATCAATTCACCCGGCACAGCATTATACTGGCCATCGTTTAGTTTCTTAAGAAGCGTAGACTTCTGGAACGCACCTACACCGACATTGTAAACAAAGCTGACCAGCGCATCGAACTGGTTCTGCGTTAGTGGCACCTTAACAAGCTTATTGACTGCGTCTTCGTACTGATCAAGATCGCGGTTTAGGATGTCGTAGGCTTCTTGCAGGGTGATCTTCATCCCCGGCTTTACTTCTGGCGCGCCAGCTGCAGAAGTGTGTCCGATTCCCAGAGTCCATATCCCTGCTGGACATTTATAGGATTCCAAACGGACGCCTTCAAATTCCTTAATAAGGTTCAAACCGTCCTTAGAGACTTTCATTTGTCGGCCTTTTTATCTTTAAGATCATCAATTTTGCGGAACATTTCGCTTAAAATATCTTTTATTTCGCGGATACCTTCTTTGAATTCATCTTTAGCCAAATACGTTTTAGGGAGGTCCCGCTCTAAAGTGTGCAGGTCCTCCCTAAGTGATGCGACAGCGTCCCAAAGCGCCCGCGCAAACCAACCCATAGCGGCAACAATACCGCCCATGGCTATATTAAACAGCGTCTGGTAATCCATCGCCCGTACCACCTTCCCCCTCTCCTGAAATGTGGCGCTGAATATACTCTAAATTGCCCTTCAATCGAAGGTCTTCTGGTTCATGCTGAAGCGCTAATTGCGCCTGTTCTAAGGCGACATCATGAAGTCCTAACTGCCATGCAGAAATGCTGGCCAAATCATGCGCCCAGTAGCCCCAGACAGTAGGATCGCACGTATAGACCAGCTGCTTATCTTTGATTGATAAAGCCTTCATAGACGCGCCAAAGCATTCCGCCCATTCCTGTCTGCGATAAAGCCACATAGCCAAATCACACCATGGTTCGCGCGTATTGGGAGCCTCTGCGCAGGCCCTGCGATACCATGCAACAGCTTCATA